CGAGAGGTGGTGACATGCCGAATGAACAGAATCTTGTGCCATATCAGTTTGATAGTAGCCAAAGCCGCGAGGAAGCCGCGAAAAACGGTGCTCTCGGCGGCCGTGCATCCGGCGCGTCACGGCGGCGAAAACGCAGTCTGAGAGAAGCGGCCGACCTGTACCTCTCTCTCCCGGTGGCGGGCAAGCGGGCGTGGAACAAGCTGGCTCGTGATGGCGTTGACCCGGAGGACGTGGATAACCAGATGGCGATCATTGCGGGCCTGACCCTAAAGGCGGCCAAGGGCGACGCGAAGGCGGCAAAGGTGCTGTTTGACTTGTTGGGAGAGCAGGGGGCGGCGGGCGCCGGCGGTATGCAGGACATGGACGACGATCCGATCACCGCGTCGCTGAAGGAGGAGATGGGAAATGGGCTTCTCTGAAAAGCAGAGGGAGATTCTGCGTTTCCCATACCGGGACTATGATGCGCTTATCTGTGACGGCGCGGTGCGGTCGGGAAAAACCTCAGTCATGTCGTTGTCCTTCTTCCTGTGGGCAATGGGACGTTTCAACGGCTGCGCGTTTGCACTCTGTGGGAAGTCGGTAGGAGCGGTGGAGCGCAACATTGTGACGCCGCTTCTGGCGGTGCAGTATTTGCGGCAGAACTTCACCATTTCCTACAGCCGCTCCGGCCATGTAATTACGGCCCGGCGTGGGGTGCGGGAGAACCGCTTCTACCTGTTCGGCGGCAAGGACGAGAGCTCCTACACGCTGATTCAGGGTATCACCCTGGCGGGGGTTTTGCTGGACGAGGTGGCCCTGATGCCCCGCTCTTTTGTGGAACAGGCCATGGCCCGGTGCTCCGTGACAGGGGCAAAGCTATGGTTCAACTGCAACCCGGAGGGGCCGCAGCACTGGTTCCGGCAGGAGTGGATTCTAAAGGCGGAGGAGCACAAGGCCCTCCATCTGCACTTCACCATGGAGGACAACCCGGCGCTGGACGAGGCCACCCGGGCCAGATACCGGAGCATGTATGCCGGGGTGTTCTACCAGCGGTACATTCTGGGCCTGTGGGTCATGTCGGAGGGGCTTATCTACGACATGTTTGACCAGACAGAGAATGTCTACCGGACGCAGGAACGCCCGGTGGATCTGGAATGGGTTTCCCAGAGAACCGTGGCCTGTGACTACGGTACCGCCAACCCTACGGTGTTTCTGGACATCTATGACCACGATGGAGTGATCCGGGTGGACAGGGAGTACCGCTGGGACAGCCGGAAGGAGCGCCGGCAGAAGACCGACCAGGAGTATGCCGACGACCTTCTGGACTTTCTGGGCAGGGAATGGTGCGCGGTGATCGTAGATCCCTCGGCGGCCTCGTTTATCGAGGAACTGAGGCGGCGGGGGGTGTATGTCATCCCTGCGGAAAATGAGGTGCTGGACGGTATACGCAAGACCGGAAGCCTGTTTCGCCGCAGGAAAATTCTGGTCAGTGAAGCCTGTGCCGGCCTGCTGGACGAACTGGGCACCTATTTGTGGGACGAGAAGGCGGGCCAGCGGGGGGATGAGAAGCCCCTGAAGGAGCGGGACCACGGGCCGGACGCCCTGCGCTATTACATCAATTCACTGCCGGACTGGAGGTTCGAGTAAGTGTCCAGACGCAATAAAAGCCGCCCCAGGGGCGCACAACCAAATACCGAGGCGGTGAGCGTACAAGACGCATTTTCCAACCCGCTGTTCCGGCTGGGCTATGGCTCCCAGTCGCCGCTGGAGGCCACAGAGTATCCGCTGACCCGGATGACGGACAACTACGCCCTGCTCAACTCCCTCTACCGGGACAACTGGGTAGTACAGAACGTGGTGGGCATCATCCCGGACGACATGACAAAGAAGTGGTTCGCTCCCGCCGGAGCGGTGGGGCCGGAGCACCTGAAGGAACTGGAGCGCGTTCAGCGCGTGACGGCGCTCCGGGAGCGGGTCAACGAGGGACTGCGGTGGGGCAGGCTGTACGGCGGCGCCGCCGGACTTATCATGATTCGAGGACAGGAGGGGATGCTGGGCCAGCCGCTGGAGCTGGAAAGCATTTACCCCGGTACCTTCCAAGGGCTTTACATACTCGACCGCTGGCAGGGCGTGGTACCCGGTATGGAACTGGTATTCGAGGGCGGAGAGCCGGTGCCCGCCTATTACTCCATCACCGACGCCAGGGGGAACACGGTGGCGAAGGTGCACCACTCAAGGCTGGTGCGGTTCACCGGCCGCGACCTGCCCTTCCTGGAGCGGGTGGCGGAGCTGTACTGGGGAGAGTCCGAGGTGGAGGCCCTATACAATGATGTGGTTAAGCATGACAACGTGGCCGCCAACATGGCCGCGCTCACCTTCCGGGCCAACGTGGACACCATGGAGGTGCAGAACCTGGACCAGCTCTTTTCCGTTACGTCCGGGGAGCAGCAGAGGCGGTTCTGGAACGTGATGCAGGCCCAAAGCGTGATGAAGTCCAATTTCGGCATGCAGTTGGTCAACCGGGGCGACCAGATTAAGAATACCCAGTACACCTTCACCGGGCTCCAGGAGGTCTACGACTCCATGTGCCTCGACCTGTCCGGCGCGTCCCGGATTCCGGTGACCAAGCTGTTCGGACGCTCCCCGGCGGGGATGAACGCCACCGGGGAGAGCGACCTTCGGAACTACTATGACTACGTGGACACGCTGCGGGAGGCCAAGCTTCGGCCCATTCTGGAAAAGCTGCTGCCGGTCCTGGCCATGTCAGCCTGGGGGGCGGTACCCGACGGGCTGGACATCACTTTCCCGCCCCTGTGGACTCCCACGGCGGCCGAGGTGGCGGAGATCGCGCTGAAAAAGGCCCAGGCCATCCGGGATACCTTTCAGGCGGGCCTGTTCCGGGCGGACACGGCTCAGAGGGAGCTCAAGAAGCTGGCGGACGAGACCGGGATGTTTGACAGTATTTCCGAAGAGGAGATCGCGGCCAACACCGGGAAAACCTACCAGGATGTGACCGCCCTGCGGGATCCATTGGCAGGGCTGGGGTACGGAGGGGAGATATCCGCCCCTTTTGAGGGGGCCGCGCAGGACGCGCTGACATGGGATTATTCGCCCAGCCAGCCAAGGGATAAAAAAGGGAGATGGACAAGCGGCGGCGGAAATAGTAAAATTGGGAAAACAAAGTACGCGCCGTCAAAGAGGGCGAACAAGCGGGGGAAAACCGTCTCAGCCAAGACCTTCGGTATTCTGCGGGGTGAGTTCAATACCAAATATCCGGGAGCCAAAACGGGACAACAAGGTCAAGTCAGCTATAAGGGCAAGCGGTATTGGCTTGAGGCGGATGGTAGCGGAAGTGTGATCGTTAAAAAGTCCTGGAAGGAGTGACGCTTGTATTATGGGGGAGAATGGACATTATCAGTTAATAGCGGCCCTGCGGCCCTTTGTCCATGAAGAGGAATCAAGAATTGAATCTTTTTTGGAAGAAGATTTAGAGTGGTTTGTTGAAGCGATAGAAGCATTTGGCGTGGAAGATTTAATGATGCAATATATAAAAAGAAATCCGAATGCTACCACACAAGAGCTGTATCATTATTTTTCTGATAATACTGGCGACTGCCCGCCAGGGCAGGAAGATATTTGGGAAGACAACGAGAGGGAATAAGCATGGCGAAAGACGATTACTTTGTGTTAGTCAATAAATTCCTGCGTTATCTGTATAAATGCCTGAAACAGAATATAGCCCCTGACTGGAATCTGCTGGCCCCCAACACAAAGGACTTCCCAGTCCACGAGGAATACTTCACCTACATGCTGGCCCATCTGCTGGCAGATGGATACATCGAGGGGATTGCAGAAGTCCGGAGAATTGGGAGCCCTGTTCAGTTCAAGGAAACCAGCGGCCTAAAAATCACTCCTGCGGGCATTGAATACCTGGAAGAAAACTCCACCATGAAGCGAGTGACGGAATTTCTTGGGCCGGCTGGTGAGATTGCGGGAACAGTCCTTTCTAAGTTCTGGTGATACTCTATGCCAACGCTGAATCGGGCGCCGAATGAGAAAGAGCTGGAAACGCTCGTCTCCATCTATCTAAGAGCGGAGACCGCCATCATCAACGAGATTGGGCGGCTTCGCTCCCAGGGCCTGGTGGATTACCACGCTGTGGCCGCCCTGGAGCGGGTGCAGGCCATCCTCCGGCAGATGGAATCAGACTGCTGGGAATACGTCCCAAAGATGATTGAAAAGCAGTTCTATGTCCGGGTGCCAGAGGCCCGGAAGGCCCTGGAGGTGCCGGAGACGGCGGCCAAGCACGCCGCAGGCTACGCCAACGCGGCCGTGCTCACGGGTGAGCAGCATGCCATTGTGGACCGGCTGGCGGCAAACTTGATGGGGGAGATTACCGACGCCTCCATGACTGTGATGGCTACCCTGCAATCCGCCCTGATTGGCCGTGTGGAGCCGGATGTATACCGCCGGGTGGGGCTGGAACAGGTGGCGGCGCAACAGGCCGCAGGACGCGGCGTGAACGCCTCAGTGCCCGCCTTTGTGCAGGCGCTCCGGCGGGAGGGCGTCCGGGCCTTTACTGACAAGGCGGGCCGGGACTGGAGCCTGCATACTTACTGCACGATGGTCTCCCGCACCACCTCCCGGCAGGCGGAGGTGCTGGCGGTGCTCACCGCGGACCCGGAGCACGACCTATACATGATATCCAGCCACGGCACCACCTGTGCGCTGTGCGCGCCCTACGAGGGCCGGGTATACTCCCGTAGCGGCACAGACCCGGACTTCCCACCCCTGGCGGCGGCGTTCGGGAAGGTAGACCCGGCGGGGCCGGACACACTGGCCAACACCTGGCTCAACATCCACCCCAACTGCCTCCATGTGCTGCTGCCCTGGACGGCGGCGGGCCGGACAGATGAGGAGATCCAAAAAATAAAGGATTTCTCCAACCCCCGCAAGAACCCGTTCAGCCGAGACCCGCGGTCGGAGAGCCAGATTGCGGCTTACCGCAAAAAAGAGCGGGCCCGGGCCCAATGGCTGGCGGATTACCGCCAGTGGGAGCGCTACCGGGTGACGCTGGGGAACCGGGTGCCCGGGAGATTTGAGACCTTCCTGCATCAGAAGCGGGAGGACGGAGAGCGGTACCGTCTGTGGCGATTGGATTACCGCAGGAGGGCCGGGCTTTTGGAGCATCCAGAGCGGGCACTTCCCGGAGCAGACAAAGCCAGCGCCGCAGACGCCAAATTTACAGGGTATTTTTTTAACCCGGAAAGCAGAGACGGGTATCCAAAGGGGGATGCATTTTCGTCCCGCTTAGGCTATAATAAAGACAACTGGGAAAAGATGCGGGAAGAAATTCTGGATGCAGCAACAAGGTATCCCTCTGTACTCAAACGGGAGGATGTTCATGGAAGGCGTTATGAACAGTTGGTTGTCCTGTATGGACGTAAAGGAAGCCCTGCGAATGTACTGCTTGCCTGGAATGTCAGACCGGATGGAACAACCCACTTTGTAACAGCTCATATGGAGAAGATATAAATGGCAAAATATCAGCAATATGAATCTGTTTTACTTAAGGATGGCCGGATCGCCACAATTGTGGAGGTCTATGAGCCGGGAGCCTATGATGCCGATATTGGGGATTCTCCCGAAGATTGGGCGACGGTTTATGGTATCACAGATGATGAGATTGAGCGGAAAGCGACCGAACAGGAGATGGATAGGAAGTACCGGGAATCCATGCGGCAGCTAAGGGAACAGGGAATTTTGGAGTGAAGGAAAATGACAGAGCAAGTGATACGGGCCATTGAGGCCGCGCTCAAGCGTGGACTGCGGGTGGAGTTGCTGCTGGACAAGGATGGAACCATCAAGGTGCAGACGGTATCCCGCAAGAAACTGAATATTGTTCCCACGCCCTGAATGGTGGGCGGGAAGAGCTGAATGGAGCTGACAGGAGAAATCCTGCCGGCTCCTTTTTTATTTGCAAAGTGAGGTGACGGCATGACCTATCTGGAACTGCTGCAAAGGGCGCTGGCCGAGGAGATCGAGGCCACGCGGCTGTATCTGGCCTGTATGGCCCTGGCACCGCGGGAGGATCTGGGGGTACTGCTGGAGATCAACAAGGACGAGACCGACCATGTGGCGCTGATTTCCTCCCTGATCTCCCGGCAGACCGGCCGGGACGCGGACTATGCCGCAATGGTGCCGGGGGTGGACTGATGGCGGTTGCGTACTATGGCTCCCATATCTCGGAGCACCTGGTCAAGACGCCGGAGGGATACCTGATCTGCTACGATGTGCCGATCAACCGGACCGGCACGCAGATGTATACGGCGGGAGAGCTGGGGCTGGAAGGAGAACCGGAGCGGCCAGTGACCGTCTACCGCCTGGAGGAGGACGTGTTCTCTCCGGCGGCGCTGGCTAGCCTGGAGGGAAAGGACATCACCAGGGGGCACCCGGCGGAGATGCTGGCTGCGGAGAACCAGGCTTCCTACTCCAAGGGGCACCTGGAGCATGTGCGCCGGGATGGGGACAACACCGTGGCCGACCTGATTATCAAGGACCCCGGACTGGCCTCCGACGTGGAAAGCGGCGTGCTGAGGGAGGTCTCCTGCGGCTATTATTGCAGGTTTGAACCATACCTGGACGGATACCGGCAGACAAACCTGGTGGGCAATCACGTGGCGGTTGTGCCGAGAGGCAGGGCGGGCCACGGTGTTGCAATAAAAGACCACGCCGCCGGAAAGGCGGAGAAAGGACTGAAACGAATGAAAAAAGAGACCAAAGAGGCGCTCTACCGGTTCTTCGGCCTGGCGGCAAATGACGCTGCACCGGAGGAGCTGGAGCAGTTGACCCGCGATGTGAGTACGGTCGCCACTGCGCTGGACGCCGAACCCGCCGCAAAGGCGCCGGAGGCGGAACCCGCTGGTGATGCAGCCCAGGCTTCTGTCGAGATGGTGGAGCGCGCCCCCAAGGGTGACGACATCGGGAGCAAGCTGGACCGCATTCTGGAGATGCTGGAGGCGAAGGCCCGGGGAGGCCGGGGAGAGCGCCCCCTCCACGATGAAGAGGACCTGGACGACCTGATTGAGAAGCTGGCCGGAGAGGAGACGGTGGCGAAGGAGAAGGCGGTCACTATCCCCGCCGAAGAAATGGCGGACCAGTTGATGGAGCCCGGTACACGGGATGCGGCTGTGGCCCTGCTCAAGAAGGTGCGCCCCGCTGTGGCGGCCATCCAGAACCGGGCCGAACGCGCCCGCGTGGTGGATGCGCTGCTCTCCACCATCCAGGGTCCCGATGTGATGAGCGGGATTGTTCAGGCCGCCCGGGACAGCGCACAGAAGGCCGCCGACACGGCCAGGCGCACCAGCTATGAGACTGCCTGCGCCGAGGCGCAGGCAGCCTATGCAGCCCGTAATCCCCACAAGGCGGGGAAGGAGGGGGAATGATGCCCCTTCGTCCTCAGACCATTGGCCGGGATATGTCCCATGGCTTTTCCGGCAGCTATGCCAGACAGCCGGATATGATCGTCACCACCGCCCCTTTGGGCGGAGCGGAGGACATACCCTTCGGGATGCCCCTGGTACGGGGGCAGAAGGGCGAGGTGATCCCCATGGGGGCTGGAAACACCGGAAACCAGTTCATCGGCGTGGCCGGCCGGGAGGTCAAGTCCGCGTCCGAGTTTTACAGCCAGAATGAGGGGCGGTACGGCCCGGGAGAACCAGTCTCCGTATTCCAGCGAGGGTGCATCAACGTAAGGTGCCGGAAGGGCGCTCCGGCGGTGGATGGAACAGTCTATGTCCGGGTAACTGCCAGCGGAGGCTATCAGCCGGGCGACTTCGAGGCGGAGGCGGACGGGGAAAACACTGTGGCGCTGGTCAACGCCCAGTGGGGCGGCCCGGCGGACGGGAATGGCGTGGCCGAGCTGCGCATTGCCTATGTGGGGCCAGTGCCCGTAGCGCAGGGCACTGCGGGGCCTCAGGGCCCCAAAGGGGACCCCGGCCCACAGGGGGAACCGGGACCGCAAGGGGAAACTGGGCCGCAGGGGCCCGCAGGACCGGAAGGCCCCAAAGGGCCAAAGGGTGACCAGGGGCCGGCCGGGCCGTCGTATACACTGCCCGCTGCCGCCGCAGCCACCCTCGGAGGCGTGAAGCAGATGGCCGCCATTGCGGACCTGAGCGCAGCCCCCACGCAGCAGGATTTCAACAACCTATTGGCCGCGCTCCGCACCGCGGGGATGCTGGCTACATCGTAAGGAGTGAATGTTATGGGACTCAACCCCCAGGTGATCGGCAAGGAAATGCCCCACGGGTTTGCGGGCTGTTACGCCCGGCAGCCTGACATGATTGTAAATACGCGCCCCGCCGGAGGCGGTGCGCCCATTCCCTTCGGCACGCCGCTGAAATACGACGGAGCAGAGGTAGTCCCCATGGGAGCAGCCGCAACCGCGGCCCAGTTTGTGGGCGTGGCTGGAGCTGAGATCAAGAGCGCGCTCACCTATCTGGACCAGAGTCAGGGCCAGTATGCCCCTGGCGAGCCGGTGAGCGTCTTCCAGCGCGGGGCCATCAATGTGAAGTGCCAGCGCGGCACTCCCGCTCTGGGCGGCGCGGTCTATGTCCGCATCACCGCTAACAGCAGCTTTTCCACCGCCGCTGTGGGAGGCTTTGAGGCAGAGGACGACAGCGGCAAGGTGGTGCAGCTCACCAATTGCCAGTGGGCAGGGCCCGCCGATGCCAACGGTGTCGCGGAGCTGCGTATCCTGACCATGAACAACGCCTGATAGGAGGGACATAGAATGAGCTTTCAGAATGTAGGAACCTACAATGCGGGGGTGTTTACCCCCAAGGCGGTCGGTTCCGCCCCCGTGGGCGGCGTGCCCGTCATGGACGCCGACGGCATCGCCTCTGGGGGCGCCTTTCTAGTGAGTGAGCTGGAGAAGCGCGACCCCCTGATCCGCAAGCCACTGACCAGCTTTACCTATCCCAGGGACATCGTGATCCAGACCGGCGGCGGCTGGGTGGACTACGTGTCCGCCATGAGCGTGGCCTATGGTATCACCGGCGGCGCGGTCAACAGCCCCGTGACGGCCGGCGGCGCCAACGGCATCCCCGTGGTGCAGGCCAGTGTGGACAAGGGGGTATACAAGGCCCACGTGTTCGCCGCCGCCCTGCGGGTGATGTTCCAGGATATGCAGCGGGCCAACTACATCGGCCGCAGCCTGGACAACCTGCTCCAGGACGGCGTGAGAATGGCCTACGACAAGCACATGGACGCCAATGGTTATGTGGGTATCGGGGACTACGGGACCACCGGCTTGGTCAACAACCCAGACGCCACCGAGACCACCGCCGTCAACGGCGCAAAGGGCACCGCCGCCTGGGCCACCAAGACCCCCCAGGAAATCCTCAAGGACGTGAACGACGCCATTACCTCTGTGTGGGCCGCAAACGAGTACGACGAGACTGCCGTGCCCAACCACATCCTCATTCCCTATGAGCAGTACAACTACATCCTCACCACTATGGTTACCGACCTGGCCACCGAGACCATCTATGACTTCCTGCTGAAGAACAACGCGTCGGCCAAGAACGGCGGCTCCCTCTTCATCGGGGCCACCCGGTGGTGCAAGGGCGCGGGTACCGGGGACAAGGACCGGATGGTGGTCTATGTGAACCACGAGCGCTTCGTCAAGATGGACGAGCTGGTGCCCATGAGCCGCATTATGTCCGCCCCTAACGTGTCCAATGTGTGCTACGACACCGCCTACATGGCCAACCTCTCCGAGGTGCAGCTCTTCTACCCCACCTCTATCCTGTACGTGGACGGCATCTGAGGAGGGCGCGTATGTTTGTACTGAGCAAACGGAACATTGTCATTCCCGCCCCGGACGGCTCTGCTGCCGTCCGGCTGCGGGCTGGCATGATGGAGACTGTGCCCGGCTGGGCGGCTGAGACGGACTATTTCCGGGCCCTTGTCAGAGATGGAAAAGTTGTGCCCTCCGGCACTTCCGACAGGGAGGGACAGAAAGCGGCGGAGAAAAAGGTAAAGACCCGACGGGGCGCGGAGACCACCGAGGAATAGGAGGCGGGAGCCATGTTCTACTGGGGCCAGCCGCAATTTTACGGTGTGCGGGCCGCGGCGGCCAACCTTGGCAACAGCGCGGGGAATTACACGGCAGAGCAATTCCAGGAGGATTTCCCGCAGTTCTTTACCGGGTCGGGGGAGAGCTTGCTGCCCAGGACCATGCTGGATGAGTTCATCCGGCAGGCCAATGCTGCCATCCAGCCGGACAAGTGGCTGGACGGCTGGCGGTACGCCGCAGGGCTGTATACGGCCCACTATGCCACGCTCTACCTGAAAACCTACGCGCCCTCCAGCGAGACGCCCGGGCAGGCCGCGGCCACAGGGGCGCTGGTGGGGGTGGTGGCCTCGGCCAAGCTGGGGCAGGACAGCGTCACTTATGACACAGACGCCCTCACGAAAGCGACGGAGGACTGGGGCGACCTGAACGCCACCCAATACGGGCAGCTTCTGGCCACAAAGGCCAGGCTGGTGGGCATGGGAGGGAGTTATGTCTTATGAATTTCCGCGACTGGTACACCGATACCGTGGACATCTGGCGGGTGGTTCCGGTACAGGATGGGAGCTTGACACGCCATGAGCGGAGAGAGCTGTACCGGAATATCCCTTGCCGCCTCTATCAGGTGGAAGCGCCGGAGGTCCGCATGAGCCAGGCCGCGGCATCAGCAGACCAAAAGGACTGGCTCCAGTGTGACAACGAAGTGGACATCCAGGCGGGTGACGAGCTCATCATTCACCGGGGGGCGGTTCTCGGCAAGAGCATCCCGGACATACGCGCCTTTGCCTCCGGCCCCAACCACTTTTTTGAGCCCTTCGGGGCTATCATGCCGGGACTGGCCCACCAGGAAATCCGTCTGCTCCAGCAGGAGCGGGTGAAAGGCGGTGTGGAAGATGAACCTGGAGGAGCGCATAAGGCAGCTCAGACAGGCTAAGACGCAAATTCCGGGTATTCTGGCGCGGGCCGGAATGAATGCTGCCCTGCGGGCCGTGGAAAAGGCAGTGGAGGAGACGCCGCCCACCGTCAACAGTCTGCGCGGAACCAACACCCGCACCGGAGAGATGAAGCAGCACTGGGTGACCGACAGCCGTCCCAGACCGGTACGGCAGGGGGACAGCTATGTGTCGGAGCTCAACAACGACAAGCAGTACGCCTCCTTTGTCAACGACGGGCACCGGATGGACCGCCACTTTGTGCCTGGGCTGGTCATCAATCCGGGCTCCGGGCTGCTGGAATTTAACCCAGACGGAACGGGCGGTATCGTGGTAGGTACCCGGACGGCCTATGTCCCCGGCCTGTTCATGGTAGACAAGGCGGTGGAGGAGTACCGCCGGGTACTGCGGGAGGAGTTGAAGGGATTAGAGGAGCTGATGGAATGAACCTGACTGTAACCACCATCGCCAAATCCCTGGCGGACTACTTGGCCCCCTGCTTCCCAAGTGTGGCCTTCTACGAAGACCCCAACCAGCAGGGCAGTATTCCGCCCTGCATGTTTCTCCAGACCCGCTACAACTACCTGACCCTGGAGACGGGCGGGTTCTGGCGGCGGAGGATGGGGCTTGACCTCACCTATCTGGAGGACTACAACCGCCCGGATTTGCAGCAGAGGTACCAGCGGGCAGGGGAGACCCTGGATCTGCTGATGGAGACCTTCCCCTACTCCGACGGGGAGACGGCGGGAACCATCCTGCTGCGGGCCCATGAACGGGAATGGCGCGTAGATCTGGACGCCCTGCACTATCGCTTCGAGCTTCTGGAGCGGGTGAGCATCCCGGAGGAGTATGTCAAGATGCAGACGATGGACTACGACGAGGAGGTCAAAAATTGAGCGCCAAAAAATTCAAGCGCGAGGTTCTTTTGAGGGCCCCCCGCTTTGCCAAGTATCAGCAGGACTTCCTCGGGGCAGTCCTGCGCAAGAGTGAGTACACCATCGCCGAGGCCGAGAGGGCGGTCAAGGCATTCTTCAAAGACAAGGAGCGTGATTGACATGGCAGGAGGCACCTGGACGAACCAGAACAAGATTCGGCCCGGCGTATACATCCGGTTTACCTCGGACCGGGGGCTGGGGCTCACGGTCAGCGACCGGGGCGTGGTAGCCATCGCGGAGGCCATGAGCTGGGGCCCGGTGGAGACGGTGCAGGAGATCGAGGCCGGGGCCAATATGACCCCCTACACCGGGTATGACATCACCAATCCCAAGAACCGGTTCCTCAACGAGATCTTCAAGGGCACCAACCGGACGGCGGCCCCCAATAAGCTGCTGCTCTACCGCCTGGAGGCCACCGGGCAGAAGCAGGCAAGCGCAGAGGTTTCGCCCCTGACGGCCACCGCAAAGTATCCCGGGGTTCGGGGCAACGATATCTCCATCGTCATTACTGAGCTGACTGACCCGGAGGATGCTTTCGCCGTGTCCACGGTGGTGGGCGGGGAGATTGTGGACCAGCAGACCGCAAAGACGGTGGAGGAGCTGGCCGCCAACGACTGGGTGGCCTGGAGTGGTACCGGGGCCCTGGCCGCCACGGTGGGAAAGGCACTCTCCGGCGGAGCAGATGGTTCCCCTGCATCCGCCGATTACACCGACTTCCTGGCAGCCATCGAACCCTACAAATTCGACGTGCTCATTTACGACGGCGCCGACACCACCGTGCAGGACGCGATGGTGGCCTTTGTGAAGCGCCTGGCGGCGGAGGAGGGGGCTTATACCCAACTGGTGGCCGCGGGGCTCACCAACCCGGACGACCGCTTTGTGGTCAACATCATGAGCGGCGTTGTGCTCAGTGATGGCACCGCACTCACCCCCCAGCAGGTGACCTGGTGGGCCGGCGGGGCCCTGGCTGGGGCCCAGTATAACGAGTCCCTGACCTACGCCGCCTATCCCAACGCGGTGGACGTGTCCCCCAAGCTGACCAACTCCGGGTACATCGACGCCCTGACTGCCGGCCAGTTCGTCCTCTTTGCCGACGACGGGGTGGTGAAGGTGGAGCAGGATATCAACTCTCTGGTGACCTATACCACCGATATCACCGAACCCTACCACAAGAACCGGGTGATCCGGCTGCTGAACACCGTCGCCAACGACATCTATCAGCAGTTCTCTGACGGCTACATCGGCGTGGTCAACAACAACGAGCAGGGCCGCATGATGTTCAAGAGCGCCATCGTGGGATATCTGCTGGACATCCAGGCCAATAACGGCATTCAGAACTTTGAGGCCGAGGACGTGACCGTAGAGCCCGGCGAGGCCATTGACGCCATCGTGGTCAACCTGGCGATCCAGCCGGTGGACAGCGTGGAGAAGATCTACGTCACCATCACCGTGAATTGAGGGAGGTGTGAATATGGCTTATCTGCTGGCAAAAGACACCGTCACCGGCGCGGAGGGCTCCGTGGTGGTTACCAAAGAGGGCCGGAACTATGTGGTGGCCGGTATGCGGAATATCACCACCAATGCGGAAATCCAGAGCAGCGATATGCGGGTCATCGGCACCCGCACCATCCAGGACAAGCCCAACGGGGCCAAGCTGACGGGTACCGGCAACATCTATTACGGCACCAACCTGTGGACGGACATGGTGCTCCAGTACATCCAGACCGGCGTCATGCCGGAGTTTGATATTCAGATTACCAACTCCGATTCCGCTTCGGCGACACTGGGCTCCCAGGTTATGGCCTATTACGGATGCCACCTGACCGGCACCGTGCCCCTCTCCGTTCTGAATAGTGAGGAGACGATGCTGAACTATGACTTCAACTTCGCCTACACCCGCGTGGCACGGCTCCAGGCGTTCAACGATCCGGCCCAACTGGGTAATTAAGGAGGAACCGACATGAGTAAGCTTTCCGCATTTCTGCATCCCGTCACCACCTCGGAGGAGAAGGAGGTTGTCATCTCCAACCGCTTCCAGGACGAAAGTGGCCAGCCCGTGCCCTTCAAGATCCGGGCGCTGACCCAGGAGGAGAACGACGCCATCACCCGGCAGGCCACCCGCCGCCGGAAGGAGGGCGGACAGACAATCGAGCAGTTGGACAGTGTGGATTTCACCCGCCGCATGGTGGTGGCCGCCACGGTGGAACCCGACTTTTCCAGCAAGGAGCTGTGCGACGGGTGCGGCGTCCTGGACCCGCTGCTGGTGCCCGGTAAATTGCTGCTGTCCGGCGAGTATGCCCGGCTGGTCAAGGAGATTACGAAGCTGTCCGGCTTTGCGGAGCAGGAGGATGAGGTAAAAAACTGATGGACGGGGCCGGCTGGGACACGGAGATGCTGGTGGCATATTACTGCTTCGTGAACCTCGGCTGGGCCCCGTCCCGGTATGACGTCCTCCCGTCCAGGGAGAAAAGGCTGGTGACCGAGTTCGCCCTGAAAAGCATGAGAGACCAGAAGGAAGCCCAAGACCGGGCGAATCGGAGGTGAGAGCATGGCCGCAATTCGAGAAACCCTGATTCTGGAGGATAAATTCACGTCCACCATGACCCAGTGCTTACAGGTAGCGCAGAGGATGGCAAACATGCTGGACGATGTCCGGGCTTCCACAATGAATGTGGAAACCGCCGCTGCGGCCACAGCTGTACAGATGCAAGAACTTGCGGGGAAGATGACGCAGACCAACAGCCGGGGGACATCCCTGCTTGGTACGATCCGCAACCTCGCAGGCACCTTCTTGGGTATGCAGTCCGTCCGCTGGCTGGTAAACACCTCCGACCAGCTCACCAGCATCAACGCCCGGTTGCGGCTCATGACCGGCAGCGCCGAGGCGGCGGCCGCAGCCCAGGAGGAGATTTATCAGGCGGCCATGCGCAGCCGTGGAGCCTACGCCGATATGGCGGACTTTGTTTCCCAGCTCGGCACGGTAGCCGGGAACGCATTTACAGGAACGGACGAGCTGGTGGCTTTCGCCGAGCAGATTCAAAAGCAGATGGCGATCTCCGGGGCCTCCGGTGCGTCTGCCCAGGCCGCGCTGGTGCAGCTTACCCAGGGCCTGGCCTCCGGCACCCTGCGGGGCGAGGAGCTCAATTCGGTGCTGGAGCAGACCCCCATGATTGCCCAGACCATCGCGGAGTATATGGGCGTCACCACCGGGGAGATGCGGGAGCTGGCCAGCGAGGGAAAGGTCACTGCGGAGGTGGTCAAGAACGCCATGCTTGGGGCGGCGGAGGAGACCAACGCCCAGTTTGAGCAGATGCCCATGACCTGGGCGCAGGTGTGGACGATGTTCCAGAACGTCGCCATTCAGGCCCTTGACCCGGTGCTGGATGCGATCTCCTGGTTGGCAAATAATATCGACCTAGTGGGCCCCATTGTCCTGGGCCTGGGTGCTGCGTTTGGCGTGTTCCTTCTGGCAGCCAACTGGACCAACATTTGCACGGCGGCGACTACGGCCTTGACAACCGCACAGGAGATGCTTAGGGCGGTCATGGCGACCACCTGGGGGCTGCCGCTTATCATCATTGCGCTGGTGATCGGGGCCATTTACGCAGTGACGGCGGCGGTGAATCACTTCGCCGGGACCAGTGTGTCGGCCACTGGAATTATTGCCGGAGCAGTGCTCACAGTAGCCGCGATTATTGGAAATACAGTCATCGGATTGCTCAATGGAATCATTCAGGCTGTATGGTCTATCTTTGTGACGCCTTTTCTTGGAATCATCGAATGGGTCCTGAATGTTACGAACGGCGGGTTTGATTCGTTCGGCGGGGCAGTCGCCAATTTAATCGGAAATATTATCTCCTGGTTTCTAGATTTGGGCAAAGTTGTGACGAAGATTATTGACGCCATCTTCGGAACAAATTGGACCGCCGGCCTCACTTCGCTGCAAGACTCCGTCCTCAAGTGGGGCAAAAACGAAAACGCTATTACATTGGACAGGAATGCACCGACGATTGATTACCGGTTCAACTATGGAGACGCTTGGAACATGGGCTATAACTGGGGAGCCAATCTGTTCAGCGGAAATGGGAACGACGCCGTTGGCGCGGCTCTTTCCGGCGTGCCCTACGACGAGCTCTCCGGCCAGTTGGGCGATATCGCCGGGAGCGTAGGGAGCATCGAGAAGTCGGTCAAGATGAGCGACGAGGACATCAAATCCCTGGTGGACGTGGCGGAGCGGCGGTATGTGAACAACGTCAACCTGACGGCACAGACTCCGGTGATCACGGTCAACGGAGCCAATACCGGGCGGACCGCCGCCGACCGCCAGAGCCTCGCCAATGCCATCCGGGACATTCTGATCGAGCAGACCGCCTCCGGCTCCACGCGCAGCACGGCGCGGCCCGCAAGCGGATAAGAAAAGAGGAGGCCGGTATGTCCGTCAATAACTTCGGATTGTTTTTCACGCGGGACGGTACGGTCATCCGCCTGCCGGTGAACCCGGAAAAGCTGCCCGTGGCCCGGGACAACGACAACAGCGAATACAACGTGCTGGGCATCGGCCCCATCATGATCCCCCGCATACCCAAGCTGCGGGAGGTGACCATTTCCTCCTTTTTCCCCGGGCGGGAGTTCTCTGGAATCAATCAATGGGGCACCTTCCACCCGCCTGAATATTACATCCAGTTCTTTGAGAGCGCCATGAACGACAAGGCGCCCATCATCTACACCCCTGTGCGGTACTATGAGAACGGGGAGCCATTCATGACTGGCGACACCGGCTTTGAAGTGCTGGTCACCCAGTTCAACACCGAGGAGCGCGGAGGGGAGACCGGCGATTTTTACTACGATCTGACTCTGACCGAGTATCGGGATTATACCCCGCAGTCTCTTTCTGCACAGAGCGGCCGGCAGCCCGCGGGGATGCCGGTGGAAGTCACAGCGGAACCCTCCCGCACAATCCCGCAAGGACAGCTTTATGCCGGTGCGGCGTGCATTGCTAACGGCTCCTATTTTTATACCAGCTACGGGGATGAGCCCCACGGCACGGCCTCCGGACGGAGGGTATTGGTGTCACGGATTGTAGACGCCACCCGCCCCGCCAGCGTCCACATCACAGACGAGGCCGGGAATCCCCTGGGCTGGATAGACAAAAACGCCCTCCAGGTGGTGAGCGATACGTGAAGACAGAGCTGATTATTGCCAACAAGTCCGGCGGAAAGATGTGGGAGATATCCAACTCCGTGCCGGAGGTTACCTGGAGCACGGAACGCACCGGTTCGCCGGGCACACTGAAATTCAATGTACTGAAAGCCGGGGATCTGAGCTTCGCCGAGGGCGATATCGTCCGGTTCTCGGTGGACGGCCAGCTCCAGTTCTACGGCTGGGTATTCACCAAGAGCAAGGACCGCTGGGGTGAGATTCAGGTCACATGCTACGACCGCATCCGCTATCTGAAGGCCAACGCATCCTATAACTTTGAGGCGCAGACCGCCGGGGATATGCTCCGGCAGATCGCCGCCGACCTCCAGATTGACGTGGGGCAGGTAGTGGATACAGGGTACGCTATCCCGGACTTCTATAAGGAGGACGAGAGCTGCCTGGATATCCTGGGGGAGGCCATCCAACAGACCCTGCTCAACACCGGGAACATCTATGTACTGTTCGATGATGGAAACGGACTGGCCCTCCGGCAGCCCCGGGATATGGTCTCCAACGTGGTCATCGGCGACATGTCCCTGCTGACCGACTACACCTACAAGACCGACATCGACGAGCAGACCTACAACCACGTCAAACTGGCCCGGCCCAACGAGGAGACCGGCAGGGCGGATGTGTTCGTAGCGGAGGACAGCGCCACAATTGGACAGTGGGGCATGCTCCAGCTCTACCAGACGGTGGATGGCACCATGAATGACGCGCAGGTACAGGCCCAGGCCCGGGCCACCTTGTCGTGCTATAACCGCCGGATGCGGACGTTGAAGGTATCCTCCCTGGGGGTGCCCGGCCTGCGGGCGGGACAGATGGTGCTCATGAAGGTGCAGGGCCTTGGGGATATCAATCTCGACCAATACGTCCTTCTGGAGAAGGTGACCCACACCTGGGCAAATGACGACCACACAATGGAGTTTGAGACCCTGGGGCTGGAACATGTGTAAGAGGTGAGTGCGTGGATCTGAAAGATGTTCTGTACCAGATGATGCAGGAGAACACCGCCGCCGGGCAGCCAACAGACCTGCGGGTGGGCACGGTGACCAGAGAAGAACCGCTGGAGATCACCATTAACCCTGCCACATCTCCCCTGAGACGGAGGCAGCTCTGCCTCACTGAGCCGGTGATTGAGAAGAAAATCCCGGTGCTGGCCCACAGGCACCGGATTCAGACCCTCTCCCACACCCATGCCAACTCGGCGGGCACCACCACCACGGGACTGGACGGCTCCTACCTGGGGGAATACGCTCTGGTTTCTGAGGGGGCGGACGCCGCCCTACAGGGGGAGGACATTGTGTGCTGGGAGGACGGGAAGAAGCTGCCTGTCAAGGACGGTTTTATTATCCTGAACCGCAGGCTGGAGGAGGGGGACAGAGTGCTCCTGCTGCGGGTACAGCACGGGCAGAAGTTCATCGTCCTGTCCCGGATTTTTGAGGAGGAAGCCTGATGCCGACTTTGCCTACATCCACTATCGACCTGTCCGCCGGGGTGTCCTTCGTCTCCCAGCCATCCAGGACGTGGTATATCAACAAGGAAACCAACCGCATCCAGGGGGAATGTGACGGCTGGTATTCTGTCCGGCAGGCTGTGGAGGTCATTCTCAATGTGGAGCGGTTCCGCTGGCAGATTTATTCCCCCTACTCCGGGATGCAGTGGGATGGGCTCATCGGGCAGGACCCGGGGTATGTGGCCTCGGAACTTCAGCGGCGTATCACCGAGGCGCTGAAAATGGACGACCGGGTGCGGGGGATCTCCGGCTTTACGTATGCCGTGGAAGGGGATATGTTGAGGGCCTCCCTCACCGTGAGCACAGTATATGGAGAGATGCAGACCAGTGTGGAGGTCACTCTAAACTGACCTATCCAGATTGCACCTTGACAACCTCATAGCGAGACAGCAAAAAA